GCCTTTGGGTGGATTTGTTAGCGCCGAGGCGGCTGATTTTGATGCCTGGACTGTCCGTCCGTCAAAGCCAACTGAACATGGTGATTGTGGAAGCATTCTTGCCGTATCATCACCTGTTGGCGCGGTTCTGCTTGGCTTGCACTGTGCATACAGTGCCGAGCAGAATATTGCCTGGACAACACCGCTTTTCTTTGAAGATTTCATTGATGCTCCGATGGTTCAGATTGGTGTTCTTAAGCCAGCAGTTCCTTTGGCTCAGGTCAAGGTTATTGCTGGTGAGTATCACCTTGAAGAAAATGACAAGCTCTTCACCGATTTTCATAAGGACGGTAAGATGATCGTTCATGGTCAACTTGTTGGGTTTCGACCCCGCATGAAGGCCACTGGAACTAAAACTACCATTGCTAGTTATGTTCTTGGTCGTGGTGAGGAATTTTCTCCTCCCATTACTGATCGATTGTTTCGTCCTTTGATGGGTGCGTGGGAACAACCCCAGAATGTTTTGAAGAATTATCTCCATCCTACCCATTCGATGCGTGAAGATGTGTGGCGTGCGTGTGTACGTGCGTACTGCCGCCATTTGAAAAAACATCTTACGGAAGAAGATCTTGCGGATATCCATCCGGTTCCGCTTGATGTCGCGGTCAATGGTTTTCCAGGTGTTCCTAATGTTGATGCGCAGAAGTTTACAACTTCTGCAGGACATGGGCATACTGGCGCTAAATTGCAGTTTCTCTCAGAGCAAGAGGCCTATGAAGAATGGTCACACTATCGTAAATACGATGATGTGATCGTTTCGGAGGTTAATGAGATGAGAGAAAATGCTGCGGCAGGAATTCGTCCGCATGCTATTTACAATAGCAATTTGAAGGATGAAATGCTTGCATTGCGCAAGATTTTGGCAGGTAAGACTAGAACTTTCTATGTCTGTCCTGTCGCTTTCTTGTGCAATATGCGCATGTCTACTCTTGCAATGTGTCGTGTTATGATACGCCGAAGGGACATCTTTGGGATGGCCATCGGCTTGAACACACATTCTGAAGAGTGGAATGATTGTTGGGAGAGAGCTCAGAAGATCGCTGGTGACAATGGAATTGCCGGTGATTTTCAGTGTTATGAGTCAATCCTAAGCATTCTGATTTCGAATGGAACGAATGAAGTCTTCAAGTTCCTTGCAGAACTTTCCAAGAACTATCCTGATGAAGAGATGATGGTTTTGGACACTTTGCTTGCGGATACTGTGAATCCAACGATTAATTTCTTTGGTACGCTTATCACATTGCTTGGTGGAGAGGCGTCGGGTCAACAGATGACTACACCTTTCAATTCTGTGGCAAATAATCTTTTGCACATGTATGCTTTCGTCATTGTTATGTTGGAAGCATTGTGTAAGAAGATGCCAGATTTCTTTGAGGAAGACTTTGATCTAGATGAGATTGCTGATGAATTTTTCGAGAAAGTTTATCGTGATACCCTTGGAGATGATGTGTATCTCAAGGTTTCTCCAGAATGTCCAGAGTACAATCACACCTCTATCCAAGGTGTGTTTTCTGGAATGGGAATTGTTTACACTATGGCGGATAAAACCGCAGAGAGTGTCCCATACATCTCCTTGAAAGAGGTGTCTTTTCTGAAGAGGAAATTTGTGGATCATGAGGCCTTTCCGGGTCTGAAGGTAGCTGCTCTTGAAAAAGAGAGTATCTATAAGATGATGGTTTACACTATTCCTTCGGGTGCGGTATCGCCCGATGAGCAGCTCGCAGCTGCACTCTGCTCAGCTCAGGCTGAAGCGTTCTTCCATGGGAGAGAATTCTACGACCAGATTTGGAATCTGATCGAGGATATCCCGAAAAGTGATGAGCTTCGTGTTCGAATGGAAGAGAACCCTCGACCCTCCTGGTATCGTATGATCCGGAGATTTATCGAGGCATCCCCGAAGCTCTTGGCTCAACATCGTGCCAGCGACCGAAAAGTCCGAAACGATTGAAACCAAGCGTAGTTACTGTCATGTCAATGAAATTGAACTGCAAACGTCATGGAGCGTGGACGCTTGGGGATCGACCGCTATGGAGCGTTCCTCCGAAGTCTGTATTTACAGAGGGGTAAAGCAATCCCCCAAAAAAGTTCATAAGAGCAGGCGTA